CACTGGAGATGTGTGGGGCGATAGCCCTGTACGTCAAGCATTGCCAGATATTAAAACCGTCAACACAATGGTTGAGCAGGTGCTTAATGCAAGTGAGTTTGCGAGCAGAGGAGCTTGGCAAACAGAAGACCCAACGCTAGAGGGCAAACAACTCAAAGCTGGAAGTATCATTATCAGCAGTAGGAGCGATGCACTAAGAGCAGTGCCATTTCCTGGAAATATGCAAGTTGCATATGCTGACGTTTCCAGTTTGCAAAGCAATATCAAACAACGCTTGTTCGCTGAGCAATTACCACCAGCAGATAATGTTAAAGGCGTAGTGGCTACAGCTATTACAGCACTACAAGCTCAGTTCTTTCGTATCATCGCGCCAGCGGCTTTACGTTTAGAGGTAGAGTTTTTAAGAGAGATAATCGTCAATACTGTGCGCCTTTGTGGTCGTAACAATTTAATGGGTGATTATGAAATAGACGGCAAGCCACTGCAGATAGCAGTGCAGAGCGTTGTGCGTAAAGGTCTAGAGCTAGAGCAAGTCACCAACATTATGCAGACGTTGCAAATGCTCCAGCCATTTGCTGAGCAAGCAATGCAACAGGTCAACGTACCAGAAATGATTAAATTCATATTCGAAAAAACAGACTTCCCCAAAGAGTTAATTGCTGATCCAAAACAACAGCAAATGCTGGACCCTCAACAAATGGGTGGGATGGAAAATCTGCAAGAAGCAGCACAAGAAATATTACCTCAATTACAAGAACAGATGGGGCAATAGAATGAACAGGATTGAACGAACGAATGAGTTACAGAACAACAAAAAAAGTACAGGCGCTTTCCAAGCTCACAAAAACTGAACGCTGGTATACACAACAAGAAGTACACGATGCTTGGGTACACGCTTTAACAGGCTCTTACGGTGACGCGATTATCTACAGTCTGTACGACCTAGCAGACAAACCTTACATAAAATTAGACGACATAAACCCAAACGCAGCAGTGTTTAGGGAAGGCAAACGCGACTTGGTTGATCAAGTTATGCGTATGGTCAATTCCAAACTTACGAAAGACAATTAAAAATGGAAAAACTATTAGCTGAATTTGAAAATCAGCATCAACAAACAAGTATGGCTTTGGACGCATATTTTAAAGAGCGAATTGCGTTACACAAACTATCAGAGCAAATAGCAATCGCAACTGATAGGGAACGACAAAAAATGCAACGAACAAGCAGGCGTGTTTTACAAGAAATTAAAAATTTGAAAGTGGAGAAAGAAACGAATGAACGAGGAAAATAGTGAAACAGAAGCAGTAGACACAAGTGGCAGTCTTTTAGACAGCGCACCAACAAGTGAAGCACCAACAGAGCAACCTACCAGTGAAGCTATCGACGTAAAGTTAGACGGATTTGACGTTAGCAAAGTACCAGAAAAATTTATCGATAAAGAAAGTGGCGTTGTGAAGTTAGAAGAAATACTCAAAAGCAATAGTGAGTTAGAAAAGTCACTGCATCAACGTGCACCAGAAAGTTATGAAGTTGGTGACATATTAGAAGAATACAACTTGTCGTTTGAAAACGAAGAACAAGAGCAAGAAATTACTGACTTATTCAAAACTCACCGCATAAGCAACGATGCTGCTAAAGAAATTCTAAGTGTCTATGGCAAGCGTGTGACAGAAATGGCAGAGCAATACGGATCGCCGTACGATATCAGCGATGAGATGGAAAAATTAAAAGATAATTGGGGGTCGAATACAGACATTCGCTTACAAGAAATCTCAACTTATGTTGAGCAGAATAAATTGCCGCCAGAAGTGTTTACAGTAAGCCCCTTAAAAACAGCTGCGGGCATTGAGATGATTTACAGTATGATTAAGAACTCAACTGGCCCCACTGTGATGCGTAATGCTGATACGCCAGTAGCAGATTTAGAAACACAGCTAACAGAGTTGATGAACAATCCTCTTTATTTTACCCAAAATTCTGAGGGTGACAAAGTGCGCAAACGTGCAACAGCACTGTCATCGCAAATAGCTGAAAAAAACTAATTCGTATAAATATATACAGCCAAGACTATGAGCCTTTGTAATGTGACGATAACTGTTTTCAGCCTTCACTAAACGACGATAACTCCAAAAATAATTGGCTTCTGCAACAAAGGAGATATTCAAATGGCAGGTGATGTAAATGATGCTTTTATTATCCAATATCAATCAGAATTCTCACACGCTCTTCAGCAAACTGAGAGTATGTTACGTGAGAGTGTTTGGACAAATATGGGCGTAACTGGGAGCCAAGTACGCTTTCCAGTTTTAGCAGCTGTGGCCTCTACTAAAAATAGAGCACGACACAGCATTTTAGCAGGTGATGGCGATGCGCATAGCAACGCTACTGCAACATTGAGCAACTATGAGGCTTATCGATTTATCGATGCTCTCGACGAGTTCAAAACAAATATTTCTCTAAGACAGGGTTATACAGAAAGTATTGTGGCTGAACTTAACCGCAATATGGACAACGAGATTATTACGGCAATGAACACAACGAACACTAGTGAAGGTTCTGCTGCTGCAATGAGTAAAGCTCGTTTAGCTGGTCTACGAGAATTAGCAGGTGAAGCAAATTGGTCGAGTGCACAAGGATGGCACTTTGCTGTTACACCAGCTATCTACAGCGAAATACTGCAATTAACGCAGGTTGAGAGTGGCGATTATTCTAACAAAGGAAACTTTGATCAATTACGCCGTGCCATAAATGTTTACGGCATAAGAGTTGTTGAAGTACCAGAGCTAGACGATTTCAAAGTTAGCAGTTCTAATCATTATGGATTCTTCTACGCAGAAAAATCTGTAGGCTTGGGCATTGGCAGAGATATCACTCCAAAACTTAACTATTCACCAGCACATAACAGCGACATCGTTTTAGGCGAAATGTCTTGTGGTGCTGTGACGATACAACAAACAGGTGTGTATCGTGTTGAAGTTAACGGTCTATAGGAGGATTGAAAAATGGCTACACAAAATAACACAACAGCGGCTAGTAAGACTGGTTATACAGTTGAACACGTTAGTTCTGCTTTTACCTTTGCTGGCGAAAGTGCTGGCGAAGTAATCCAAATGTACACAGTGCAAAAGGGTGAAAAGATATTAGATGCGAGCATCTTTATTGCTGCATTAGGATCTAGTGTCACAACAATTGTTGGTGATGGTACTGATGACAACGGGTTTGTTACAGCTACAACTGCGAACACTGCTGGCTTGTATAGGATGAACGGTGCTTATGGCGCTGGTAAAGAATATACTGCAAGCGACACAATTGACGTTACCACTGCAGGTGGAGCGGCAACAGGGTTGGTAACCCTTAATTTAACGATCCAACGAACGTTCGATTAAAAATACTGTCTGACATAACACGAAAGCCCGTCTCTCTGAGACGGGCTTTTTTGTGGAGTAATATAAATACAAGTAAGGGAATTTAAATGGCTCTAACTAAATTACAAATCATAAACAGGTCACTCACAAGATTAGGCGCGCCCACAATAACAGCTTTAGACGGCTTAACACGTGAAGCAGAAGTGATGGAACAGTTATACGATCATATCTTTGAAGCAATCCTTACTGAGACAACTTGGAATTTTGCAATTAAAGATATTGAACTGTCATTAACTCTTACAACGCCAACAGATCCTAATTATACAAAACAATACGAACTACCTGTAGACTACCTACAAACTGTAAAATTCTATAATGTAGCTGGTGGAGCAATTACTGGATATGCACGGCAAGGATCGCAAGTCCTCGCAAACGTCACCCGTTTATTTCTTAAATACACTTTCAAGCCAGCAGAAACAGAACTACCAGCTTGGTTTATAAATTATCTGGTGTTGAAACTAGCACACAATGCACAAGAAGCATTAATTGGAATTGGCACAGTACAAGATAGGTTATTTGTTGAAATTAGTGAGGAGCGTATTGCCGCTTACAAACAAGATAATAGAGAGCTAACGAGCGTAGATGCATTAGCACCAAGTTCTTATGTCAGCGTAAGGCTCTAAACAATGGCACGATATAGAGCTAGTCAATATACGTTTACGCGAGGACAGGTAGGAGCAGATTTAGACTTTAGGAGTGACATTGCACTTTATCAAAGTGGTGCAAAAACTGTCACTAATGCATTTGTTTTGCCACAAGGTGGCATAGCAAAACGCAGAGGCTTTGAATACATAGCCACAACACCAAGCGCATTGCGTATAGAAAAATTCGCTTTTAGCGAAACACAAGAATACGTGATGGTTCTTTATAACCAAGCAATACAGCTATATCGCAATGATACTATTGTCTTTGATAGTGCAAAAGATGTTTACGTCTTAAGTGATATTCAAAATGGTACATTTACTGACGGACAAAGTTTAAACGTGAGCAATGGTTCTACTGGTGTAGAATTTGCGATAACGGGCACGACAGTCGATCACGCCGTAACTGCGGCAAACACATACCTTAACGGATTGGGCATCTCAGCACTCAACAAAGACGGCTACCTGCAGCTTTATAATAACGGTACTACCAACAGCATCGTCATTGGCAGTGGTACAGCAAATGGCGGCTTAGGAATGGCAACTGGTACTTACGGACTGATGAGCGTTCCATACACAACAGATCAAATATCAGAAATTCGTATGTCGCAAAAATTTGATGCGATGTTCTTAGTACAAAAAGATACAGCACCTTACGAACTTGTACGTGGAAGATCAGATAACGATTGGACGCTGTCTGCAATGTCGTTTGAAAGTATTCCGTTTGAGCGTTTTAACGTTAAACAAACACTCACACCTAGTGGCACAAGTGGGTCAATCAATTTAACCCTTAGTGGAACTGATAATTATTGGAGGAGTAGCCACGTAAACAGCAAAGTTAGAGTTAATGGTGGCTATGTAAACATCACATCAATAACGAGTGGATTGGTAGCAGTTGGCACAGTAACAAGTCATCTAACAGTTACCTCATTGACAGGAACAGGTGCAGACGAAGGATGGGGCGAAGAAGTCTGGTCAACAGCGCACGGTTATCCTCGCACTGTTACACAACATCAAGCACGTTTAATATTTGGTGGGACGAGAGACTTGCCACAAACCGTTGTTGCTTCATCAACAGGTAGTTTTACAAACTTTGACACAGATACAACTGATGCTGATAGAAGTTGGACGAAAAATATTGGAACGCAGAAAGTAAACGTAATACAGAGCGTATTAGGACGAAGCGACCTTCACGTTTTTACCAATGATGGGCATTATATAATTAATGGCGATGAAGCTATCACGCCTACTACTGGCAGGGTTCAGCAGCAAAATGCGCCTGGAATTAATACCGTTCCACCTGTTGAGATTTATCAAAATATTTTATTTATTACGGACGATAATAAAACGTTACAAATGGCTGAATACGACAGCGATGTATTTGAGTACAAATCCTCCAACCTAACAACGCTACAGCAAGATTTAATGACATCTCCTATAGATATGTCATACGTAGCAAACTACACAGACACACAGACTAACCTTGTTTTCATTGTAAACAGTGATGGCACAGGTGTTGTGCTTTCAATTGATACTGAAAAAGAAGTATTTGGTTGGAGCAAGTTTGAAACAACAAACGGTAGTTTTGTAGGCACAGCAGAAGTTGATGATGCGCTTTATGTTTTAGTCCAACGCTCATTACCAGATAGTACAGCCCAA